ATTTGTTACACTTTCGCCGGACCGTGTAGTCTGTTGGCATTTATGAGAGTTAAATCTCAGTTTAGCACGGAAGTTTTAATACAGCTAGAAATGCTGTCACCGTTTTGGCCCACTACGTAACAAACCCCATTATAATGCTAGTACTCTTTGGAACTGGACATCCATTTCAAATGGTGCATCTACTCGTAATCTCATTCTTTTCCTTTGTATGTTCAGATCTGCTGACATACGAGATTGCATAAGTTGCTCGCGTCCTCTTTGGACAGCCACACGATTCCCGTCTTCACTATACATAATTTTAGTGAAATCAGAGCTTAGATAAAAATTATAATTGGCATGAAGGTCAACTTTTGTCAACCGCCAATAATTTTTATCCGCTCTTCCAATTTTGCGAAATATCTCATTAATCCATTTGTGATTATACACTGGTCTTTCGACAAGTGTCACAATTTGGCCACGATGATCATTCCAAAACACGGGTTCACGATATTTAACCGTGAATGGCTCCATTTTATAGAACGCTTGTTCTTCCTCAGAAAGAAGAAAAACACCTTTATTACCCCCAGTTTCCATACGGAAAGAGTTCCTAACAACGGAAGACTTTTTAAAACGGATTCCTACACTCGATGGTTTTAATTCCCTAACATCACCTATAAATGCCAACAGTCCTGGCGGTTCGAGATCAACAAGTTCCATGGTAGACCGATCGATGAGTTCAGCCACTTTTAGCTGGAAACGCGTATAGCGTACATCAATCACCGGTTTAGCGCCACAAGATCCATATCTTATATCGCCGAAGAAATTAAATATCGATTTCTTCCCATTGTAACTTGTTTCATTTATGATACGCTCCATATTATAATGGAGGAATCTTTTATGAGCTCTCTCAGGTTCTAGACAGTTAGGTATACATTCATTGTACCATCCCGCACATAGTGTAGTATCGACTGATAGTTGATCTTCAACTTTCTGGACCTTACTCTGACCTATCAAAAGGCCAACATTAAGGTAATTCACCTTAGTAAGGTTAAAATGGAGAGACATTGAGTTGTCATGTAGGATACCTGAATACATTTCTATTGTATTACAATACCACATCTGCGAATTAACGCTCATGAGGTTCCTATGACAGTAATTCTTACCTAAAGATAACTCAAACCCAACATTTTTTATCTCTTCATTCCAGATTTCATATAATTTTCTATCAGCACGAAAGAGGATATCATCACCATTAATTAATACAGGAGCCTCGTCTAAAAAGGCAGGTGAATACAAATCAAGGTAAGGGAATCGACGACGATAGGCACGGATAAGACACATAAAGTTTACTACACATAGTATAGGAAACGATAAGGTCGAACCCATTAATTGGCCAGTGCCTTGGAAACCACCAATAAGATCCTTTTGCGTAGATATCGCATATTCAAGTCGGTGTTCATATAGAACAGCACGCATAATCTCCTTCATTTTAAATGAGAGATTATCTGTCATGAATAAAAGTGATTCAAAAACACTCTTTAGTGAATTGTATCTTTAAAGAATCAGTGGCACCCTTATAATCGCCAGAAACCCAAAACCCTTCATATAAATAAGACAGACGATCATGGTAGTCAAGCTTAGCAGCAAAACGTACCGATGATGTTGCAAACTCAAGCAAATCATCCTTCACTAATGGGGATCCCGTTAACTTAAACGCTCTAAATTTCTGTAAATAGAGCCACATATCCTTCTGTAAATACCTTGATAGGTAATAAGGATATGAGGGACCAGCTGTGACTAACCTTACTTTTAAGGGCTCACAAACAGCACCAACTCGCGCCGGAAGTCTTATTTCACCAGTATTAATTCTATTTTCATTACACACATCCCATGCCAGGTCAGTAACCTCACGTACCGTATACCCGGAGGAGCCGGTTTGTCGTAAACCATTTTCATTGTATACAAAGTCTGTTCGATTTCCGAACATATCTTGAGCCTCATCCCAAAGGAAAGCTCGGGAACCACCCTTAGATCTTGAATTCTCATAACTTGCTGATACACTAGCCTCGAATAAACGAGGTTTTGTGCTGAAGTTCTTATAAGACCAAAACTCTAGGAACTCACTAGTTAAAGTGAGTGGTGATATCTCGTCATTTTTTGACAAGGACTTTAGATGCTTTCTTTTAGCATCATCTACAAATGAATCTGGGACTACCATACATCCTCTCTTCACTCCCTGAAACATAGACCAAAAAAGTGAAACAACGCGCAAATTAGATCTATTTATGCGTGTACACAATCTTGACTTTAACATTCTTAATATAGGTCCACTCCATACAAATGGATGATCTTTGAATGTTACCGGTCTATCAGGTAACGGGTTACGCGAGTACTTAGCCATTGGCCAGACACAATGGTACTTTGCGTGTGCTATGAAATCCTCCGAATTCCACTTCATAATCTTCACCAAGAAGACAATTTGAGAACCAAAATTGTAATTTTCCACTTTATTGCCGAGGTAGTCATATATCACCTCCAACTCACTTCTAGCTAACCATAGGCACATCTCTAGATTGCCAGCAGGGTCCGTTATAAAACGATCCTCGCCAGGTCCCCAAAAAGCTGTTAACCCAAGTTGCTTTCCGTACCGGTCTAAATTTGACCAGGATTGGAGCGACATTTTACCACAACGGCTTAAGTTGTAGAATTTACAACACCCACGAGTAAGTGCTTGAAACACAGTACTCTCGTTCCGAGGAGCTGAAGAATCTCTAATGTACTCACGTACTCTTAGATCTTCTCCAACTCCAAGTCCTGCACCACTGCAGGATAGGGACCCTAATAACTCATCGATGAACGCAAGGCAGTTTTGTTTTGCATTCATACCTGACTAAATTTCTTGTTCAATCAGGAGGTTTGGC